CGGCGCTGCCGCTCTTGCCGGAGACCGCGCGGTTACCGTGTTTGGCGACCTTGCCGCCAGCGGCGGCGACCACGAAGGACGCCGCCGAGGACACGTTGAAGATGTTCGCGCCATCGCCGCCGGTGCCGACCACGTCGACCACATGCTTCAGCGTAGGCAACTGCACGCCGTCGGCCAGTTCGCGCATCACCGCCACCGCGCCGACGATCTCGTCGATGGTTTCGCTCTTCATCCGCATGCCCATCAGGAAGGCGCCGATCTGCGCATCGGTGCACTGCCCGGTCATGATCTGGCGCATGACCGCCTGCATTTCCTCGGTGGTCAGGTCGAGCTGGTTGACGATGCGATTGAGGGCTCCCTTGATATCCATCTCAGTTGCCCTCCCCACGCACGCCGCCCTGCTGGCGGAGGAAGTTGGCCAACAGCTCGTGGCCCTGCTCGGTGAGGATGGACTCGGGATGGAACTGCACGCCCTCGACATTCAGGGTCTTGTGGCGTACGCCCATGATCTCGTCGAGCGATCCGTCGGCATGTTGGGTCCAGGCGGTGATCTCCAGGCACTCCGGCAGGCTCTCTCGCTGCACCACCAGCGAGTGGTAGCGCGTCACCGTCAGGGGATTGGCCAGGCCGGCGAACACGCCGAGGTCCTTGTGGTGGATCGGGCTGGTCTTGCCGTGCATCACCTGCCGCGCCCGCACTACTTCGCCGCCGAAGGCCTGGCCGATGCTCTGGTGGCCAAGGCAGACACCGAGCAATGGCAGCTTGCCGGCGAAGCGCTCGATCACGGCCAGCGAGACGCCGGCCTCGTTGGGGGTGCAGGGACCGGGGGAAAGGACGATGCGCTCGGGCGCCAGGGCCTCGATCTGTTCCACGCTCAGTTCGTCGTTGCGCACCACCTTGACCTCGGTCTTGAGCTCGCCGAAGTACTGCACCAGGTTGTAGGTGAAGGAGTCGTAGTTATCGATCATCAGCAGCATGCTGGCTGTAACCTCTTGATTTCATTCTTATGCGAATCGCATCACCCGGCTTTCGCCACACCCGTTTCCCGGCGCGCACGCGGAGGAAGGGAGAGTGGAACGTCGGCATTATGCCTGTGGAAAACGGGGGACGCAGGGAGACGTGACCGGCCAGGCCGGCGAAAAAGAAGTCAGGCGCGCCAGCGCCAACGGGCGAATGCCTTGATGAGGGAGGTGATGATGCTGCTGAGGTGGATCACGATAGCGGTCTCACGGAGCCATGTTGGGGAACATAGCCCAGTGGGGAGGATGGGTGCAACAGCGGGATGTCGGAAGAAAGAGGCTTAAGAAGCGGAAATTGTTTACCAGGCAGAGGCCAGACAGCAGCGATCTAAAATGGCGAAGCCTACACGAGGCAGGCTTGCGTCCATCAGCCAGGTCAGATGCGCGGGAGCGGATATCTAGCCTTGATCTCTTCGACCTTGGCAAGCCAGGCGCTGTAATCCGTCTCCACACCTGCACGGATCGAATCGAACTCCACTTCCGTTTTGATCGGATCGCTTTCCAAACGGTAGGCCTCGGCACGTCTGGCCACCACAGCATCATATTCTTGCTGAACCCGCTCTCTGGAAACCTGATCTGGTGTTTTCATCATGTTCCAATCGATCACTTGGGCAACTCCACGGTTCCGTCTTCAACGATATGGATGGGGACAGGGAATTTGGCAGCTTCGCTGTAGCTCCCCCGGATGGGAAACACCAATGTCAGGCATATCTCTCCGCCTGCCCTGGTAACCCGCCCGGAAAAAGGCCCCTCATGGATGGCAGAGGCGGGCAGATATCCCCCCTCCGGTAACTGCGAGAAGTCGTACATGACACCCGAGACGGCTATCGAATCTCCGGAAACCATGACATCCATATCAGTCGAGTCCTCGGGCAGGACTACAACCGGACTGAGTTCGATACGCATCAGTACCACCTCCCCACAGCCATCACCGTAATGGTGTCGTTAGCCCCCAGTGCCTGCGCCGTCGCGAAAGAAACAGAGCTGCTACCGTTGAGATAGGCCCCACGAACCCCCTGCCCAGCAGTGGCAGGCCATCCGCTGGAGGGGATCCAATTGCAGGTCACCCCGGTATTGAAGCCCGTAACGAAGGCAGCTGGTAGCTGTATCACGTTAGCTCCAAACGAAAGGCCCGGTTCGGATCTTGCCGCTGCCATCTGGGTACCATCCGCAAAGCGAACGTACCAGCCATTGGAAGTTGTCCCGCTCTCCATCACGGCCCCGGTGGGCTTACCTGTGACAAGTCGCCTCGTTACGCTCCCCACGATATTGTCTGTCGTATAAAACCTGACCCACTCCTTCCAGGTTCCATTGGTACAGCTCCTGTACCAAACCTCCGGGAGGTTGGTATTTCTCACAAAGAACAGCTGATAGCGGGTACTGGCGTCGAATACCATCGACAGAGCGACATGGCCGTTCACACCGCTGATATTGTTGTTTCCAAGAGGCACGTTGTAAGTATTGGGGGTTATCGAGAACCATCCGCTTTCGTTCACCGTGTCCATATCCAGGGCCATGGGTGCTTGGGTCTTGGAAACACCTCCCAAGAACCCCAATGCATTGCCTACGGTAGAGGCTCCATTGATAGCACGGCCAACTTCGGTGATCCCCATGTCAGCCTGCGCCTGCGAACCGGTAGACGCTATCGCCCAAGGCTTCACTGCCGCCAGGAGGGAACCCCATTGATTGCTGAGGTCACGGAACTGATCCGCCAGTGTCTTCGAGTACCCCTGCACCGGGGTGATCGAATATGCCTGGCCGTTGGCGGTAGCTCCTTGATATGCGGGCTTGATGGTCAGCACAGTGGCGCTGGCAACGTTGCCGATCTCGTACCAGCGGCCATCCGGCCCTCTGAAGGCATCGCCGGCGCGCGCATTGGCGCTGAAGGCGGTGCCGCTGCCGGTCACCGTGTCCGAATTAAGGACGACGGAAACCGTGCCTGTGGAATACCAAGGCATGACGTTCTCCAGATAATGAAAAACCCGCAGTCGGCGGGCTTGGTAGGGTTAGTTCGGGACCACAGGGCTGGCGCCCAGGCGAGCCTGGAGTTCGGCTATTCAGGCATCGGGTATCGTGACTTGATCTCTTCCACCTTGGTGATCCAGGCGCCATAGTCCGGCTCGGCACCGGCCTTGATCGCATCGAACTCGGCTTCGGTCTTGAGCGGATCGCTTTCTTCCCGATAGGCCAGAAGGCGCTTGGCCTGCACGCTGGCCAAGGCCTGATCGCGCACATCTGCCGCGGCCTTTGCAGGGCTGACGTACTTATCCCATTGGATGTTCATAGCTGAACGCTACCTCGACTTTTCCATCCTGGTCGACCGGAATTGACTCGACCTCCCTGGGAAACTGCATCATCACTTCAGAGGTCACCTGGTGGATGTAGTGCAGGTACAGGCGGTCGCCGTCCACGAAGCGAATATCAATGAATGGCGTACCATAGTATGCCTCCGGAGGCAGGTACCCGCCGGGCTGCATTCTTCCGAAATCGTATTCGACGCCATCCAGGATAAACACCGACCCTCGCACCTGGACATCGCTGAGACGTTCCCTGTCAGGCGTAATGCCCTGCTGCAACAAAGGTTTCAACAACAGCTTCATCAATTCCACCTCCCCATAGCGACATAGCTGGCGGCCATCCCGCTGGCCACGCTGGCGGTGTCGTAGCCGTACCAGGAAAACAGCGTTTCGGTGACCGACATCGTCGAACCCCAGGGACGGGAAGCGTTGTTTCCCGCTGCCCTCATCGGGTTGACCATGACAGACGGAGGCCGGGAGAACGAGACAGGGAACCCCCACGAATAGGCAACGGGAGTGATATAGAACGACAACGTACCACCCGGCTGGTAGGCCATGGTGGCTCCCACATTGGTAGTGGTGTTGCCCCAGCAGATCTGGGTTCCGTCGGCGTAGCGCACATACTCGTTGGAACCAACAGTCCCGCCGCGCTGGATGATGGTGCCGGACGGATTGTTCGATGCATCGAAGCTCGCCAATCCGACAAGGTTGAACTGGCTGTACTGCAATACCCAACGCGACCAGTTGCCACCGACCTTGATCCGCATGTACTGGCCAGTGGCGGAATTCAACTGGTACCACTGCTGGACGGCGAAGTCCGGGTTGCCGTGTTGCATATGCAAGACATAGCCCTGGGCATTGTTCACCGGCGAAGGCACCGCCGTGCCATGAGCATATAGCCCCGAGATAGTCAGCGAATCGAGGTCCGCCGTATTCATCGCGTTGCCAGCCCAGCCCATCTGACTAGGCGCGACGCCCCCCAGGTAACTCAAGGCGTTGGCCGGCGTCGAGGCATTGTTCAGGGCCCGACCAACAGCCGAGACTCCCATGTCGGCCTGCGCCTGCTGGCCCGTCGAGGACACCGCCCAGGGTTTGATCCCCGCCAGGGTGGCCCCCCACTGGTTGTTGATGTCGCGGAATTGGTCTGCCAAGTTTTTTGAATAACCATGTATTGGGACAACCGCATAAACTTGGCCGCTAGCGGTCGCACCCTGATAATTGGGCTTGATAGAAATAACCGTTGCACTGGTCACATTGGTGATTTCGTACCACCGGCCGTCAGGGCCACGGAACGCATCGCCGGTTCGCACATTGGCGATAAAATCAGTAGCGTTTCCTAACACCGCTTCGGAATTCAGCGTGACGGAAACCGAACCTTTCGAATGCCAAGCCATAGCATTATCTCCCAAAAATCAACTCAAGCCTTTATTATCGGAATTGAAGGCATAGCATAATAAACAGCAGCTGGAATTCCAGGATAAGAACTTGGAAGCCCGGTATATGCATGCTGCATAAGCCTTGGCACTCCATCCTCAGTGAAACCCCAGCGTATATAAATAATTGCATTAGCCGTACCACCAGATACCGCCACTCTGCCAAATTCCACGTCAAGCGCCATGCCTACTGCAATGTAGCTATCGGCAGGCTGACCCCATGTCGCTGGGCGATATATGTCTATGCGGCCAGCTCCTATAATCGGTTCCCCAGATACCCTAACCCAATCTTCTGGCGCCCCGCCCAGTTCCGCACTAAAAACCAAGGGAAGTCTTAGAGAATCGAAAACGACACTTCCCGCCGAGTTTCGAACACGAAGTCCATATCCTTTCAGCAAAGGCAATGCGTAGGCATAAACTCTAATTCTTACGGAGCCGGATGTATGTGTTCCATACCCTGAAAAACTCAGAGTGGCGCCTGTCCAGTTTCCTGGCCCACCTCGATACTGTACTGAGTCGAAGTAAAGAATTTTATTCTTCCAAGCTTGAACTGCTAGAACAGGAGGTGCAGCTGATGTGACCGCATATGGAAAATCCAGTGAGAACCACTGACTTGTCTCGACTTCAATATTTCTTTCCAACAGAAGAGAAAGGTTATGAAACTCTCCATCTATTACAGTCTGCCCCAAGCCATTCCTTACCAAGACCCCATACTCACTCATACCTTGGCCACCACATATAAGGTTCCAGAAGTATGGAATAGTGATGGCCACCAATCCTCGTAGCCCCATTGAACAACGCCATCACCCATTCGCGCCCAGACCGGACGCTTATTGTGCTCATCACCAATCACGTAGACGGAAGCATTGTTCGGGCCAAAGCCGGGCGTGGCAGCTTCTCCTTTCGAAACTGCATCAACCCGCCTGGAATATACAACCCGCAACGCCCTGTCAGTTATATCTACAGCGGCGGTCCCATTCTCTCGATAGATACGTAATCCATAGATACTCATGACTGTAAAAGCCCCATCTCAACTCTGACCTGGCCTGCACTGTCTCGTACTGTATAAGTACCCGCTTTATCCAGCCTCCATATCGGCATACCGTTATTGGACATTGCATTTGACTGAATGACATTTCCAATTTTCGCGTTATCTATCGCTCCGTCCTGAATCAGGGCGTTCTTGATAAACATCTGTCCATTAACAATGGAAACCGGCGCTACCGCCGTCCCGCTGGAGCTGTCGAACCAGATAAACCGATCCGCCTGAAACGCCATGGTCGACACACTGGTCCCACTGTCGAACCCCAGCTGCCACCCCGCCGCATACTTTTGTCCGTTGGCATGCGCCTGGAGCTTCACGCTGTACATCGCCTTGACGTTGCCATCCAGCGAGGTGACAGCCTGGGAGGTGGTCTGGATCGCCGCGCTGTTGGTGTCGGTACGCGCCTGCACGGTGTCGATCCGCTGTGCGAGGGCGCTGTCGGCGTTGGCGCGGGCGGTCTGTTCGCTCTGCAGGCTGGCTGCGGTGCCACCGATCGAGGCCGAGAGCTGGTCCAGACGTTGCGCGGTGGCCTGGCGATCGCTGGTCGCGACCCGTTCCACCGTGGCGATACGCCCTTCGGCATCGGCGGTGCGCGCCTCCAGTAGCGTCGTGCGAGTGGCCTGGGCCTCGTTTTCGGTGGCCCGTACGGTTTCCTCCTGGGCTGCCCGGGCAACGGTCTTCCAGCCGCGCAGGGCATCGGCCATGGCGCCATTGCCGTCATCCGCGTCGTCACGGGTCGCCGCCTGCAGTACGCCAAGGCGCGATGCCTGGGCGGTAAGGCTGCCGTCGAGTTCGCTGATTTCAGCGGTATGGCTCGCCACCTGCTGCGCCAGCCCGTTGGCGGTTTCCAGCGACTGGCCGATATCGGACCAGTAGGCCGCGTTCGGCGGCGCCGTCTTCGCCGGCACAGCCTTCAGTGCCTGGTACAACCGCTGCCCCTGTCGCACCATGTCGTTCTTCGCGTAGACCTTGGCCGGGTCGTACAGCAGAACGTCGGCGAGGTCGCCGACCTGCTTCTGCAAGCCCCCGATATCCACCTGCATCCGCTCGATATCGGAGAAGAACTGCTGGCCCAGCGCCGACTCGACGTACTCCTGGGTGATCAACTGGTTGTATTCGCTGGCGTCGCTGGAGCTGGTGCCGGTGACCCAGTTCGACCAGGCGCCGACGTTGCCGCTACGGTCGATCAAGCGACCGCGGAACGCCAGCCGTTCGCCGGCCGGTATCGGCGATACCAGGTGGGTATTGCCTGGGTAGGCGAACAGGCCCAGCGCCCGTGCGGTCTCCTCGCTGCCGCCGGGCGTGGCGGACTGCTGGATCTCGGTGTAGGCGGTGTCCGCCGCGCCGCTGGCCGGGAACCCCCACTCCAGGCCGATGCGCCAGGGGCCGGCCACGCAGCGCAGGTAGGCCAGCGCCGGCGGCGGCGTGGTCTTGCCCTCAAGAGCGGTCTCCACACTGCTGGCGTAGACCGAACCGACCTCCATCACGTTCAAGGCGCGTACCCGCACCAGGTAGCGACCGGCATAGATGCCCGGCACGTCGAAACCGAGCGCCGAGGTTCGCGGCACCCGCACCCAGTTGCCCGAGTCCTTGCGCCATTCGGCCTCGTAGGCCACCGCGTTCGGCGCGGCATCCCAGGAGGCCGACAGGCTGGTCACCGCCAACCCCTGGTCGACCTTGGTGAAAGCCTTGATCCGCACGTTCTGCGGCGGCGCCTGCACGCCCGGCGGAATGCTGGTGACCGGCGGCAGCTCGATGCGCGCACCGTTGTCGATGGCGTCGAACTTGCTCGCGTTGTGTTGCAGCGCGGTGATCTCGAAAAGGTTGTCCTCCGGCCGGGTGATGCTCATGATGCGGAAGCGCTGGGTGGTCAGGCTGTTGCTCTGCAGCGCCCACTGCCCCTGGGGCCGAGGCGTCTCCGAATAGGAGGCGGTCACGCTCAGCACGCGGCCGACCACCGACTGGACGCTGCGCGCCTCGGCCTTGCCGTTCGGCAGGTTGACCAGCAGGCGATCGCCGGGTCGGGCCTCGACGTCGCGGTCGAGGGTCAGCGCGCGGCCATCCACCGCGCTCAGGCGTCCGCCGATCTGCTTGCCGGACTTGACCGGGTCGGCTACGGCGATGATCTTCCCCGGCGCCAGCCCACGGCCATCCATGCCGGTGCGGAAGGTCACCGCGTCCTGCTCCAGCTCCTCGGTCAGCAGCGCCCACTGGCCACGCCGCTGCGCCTCGCCCTCGGAGGTGCAACCGATCGCGGTGATCTCCAACTGGCTGATGCCGTAGCGGCGCTGCGCGCGGTCATTGTTCACCGCTACCGGTTGGCTCTGGTAACCGTTGCCCGGATTGTCGTAGTTGACCAGGGCCAGGGTGTGGCGATCGCGCTGGCGGCTGCTGCTGTAGTTGAAGTGGCTGCCGTCGTCGCCACGCACGGTGTTCGACGGTGAGAAGGTGTAGGCCTCGTCCTCCGGCATGTCGGATACCGCCACCATTTCCGCGCCGGACCAGTAGGACATGCCGCGGAAGATCGCTGCCAGGTCGCGCAGCACGGTCCAGGCTTCGGCGCGACTCTGCAGGTACAGGTTGCAGCTGAAGCGCGGCTCCTGGCCGCCCTTGCCGTCGGGCACCGACTGGTCGCAGTACTGGGCGATGCGGTACAGCGACCACTTGTCGACCATGCTCGCGTCGATCCGCCGACCGAGGCCGAAGCGCTTGTGCAACACGATGTCGTACCAGTGCCAGGCCGGGTTGCTGGTCCAGGCCGACTTGAACGAGCCGTCCCAGGTGCCGCTGTAGCTACGGGTCTGCGGATCGTAGTTGCTCGGC